ATACAAGTCAAGTACTTTTTATCATTTCTCCTGGAATCTCACATTGATCAGAATTACAGAATTTGTCTATTTCTGCTTCTTCACCTTCAACACCTACAAAACTCAAATATCCAAGTTTTTTAACTTGTTTGTTATATTCTTTTTCTGTAATTGCTTCATATGGCATTTGTTTGTAAGCACCTAACTTGTGTCGTGGTAATAATGATATACCTTTTAATTTATATTGGAAATAATTTAAAACGTGTGGTAATTCATCTGCCTCTGTTTCGGGGTCGAATGTTGCTGTACAACTAACTTGGTTATCTGCCCAATGTCGTTGTAAGAATGCGGCTAAACTGAATTGTTCCCAAATCGAAAGTTCAGCCGCTGTTCTTATTCCCTCACCCACATCTACTGGTACTTCTACAACCATGGTTGCATCCTCTGAACCAAATGCCGGTTCTATTTTATAACCTGCTTTTTTCAATGGTCCTATTAACTCTGAATGTTTTGATAACCTCATTCGTCTTATGTAAAATCTTGACTCTGGATAGTGCATTCCAGGTGTTGCTCCTACTAATAATGAAACCGTTCCACTTGGTTTTACTGAAGTAGTTTTAATTGATTTTGGTATAGCAAACCAATCTGAATACATACAATCCCACTCATGAATTGTTTTATACCCTTTCTCTAACCACTTTCTCAATTCTTCCATTCCATGTTTTGTAATAAATTGAGCAACTCCACTTACTGAACATCCAATTCTACGATTTCTTAACATAACGCGATTAGTATCTGGCCAATGAGTTTTACCAAGTGTTACTGTTTTAGCGTACAGATAAGCATATTTAAGTGTCCTTTGATAGTCCTCTAATGAATCGTGATTGGATGGAAACGTTTCTACCAAGCAACACAATTCGTAACTTTCCAATGATTGTTCTAAACAAGGATTACCACCTGCAACTCTATGGTCTTTATTATCACCACCATTTTGCATACGAGAGAATTTTCTCATATTCTTTAACCAAGCGAATCCAGGTTCTCCGTTATCATTAATTCTCTTACATACATCAGTATAATCCATACCGAGTTCTGCAAATATACTATTATTAGAAGTCCACCCATAAGTTTCTCTATGTTTATTTACTTTATAATTCTTTAAATCTAAATATTCTTCATTATGTGGATCACCAAATACAATCTCTGCTGTTCGTCTTACATTACCTGCTACAACACATTTTCCTATAAGATTCATAACATCTACAATAGTAGTAATTGTAATAGGTTCACCTACATTTCTATTTAATACTTTTCTAATTTCTTCGTGAATTTCTTGTAGTGGTTCGTGGCCACTTGATACTCCACCAAAACCTTTGATTGGTTCTCCCTCTGGTCTAATTTTTGAATAATCAAATTGAACTTCTGCTGTACTGTGAAAATAACTTTCTAACAATAACTTTAATGATTCTACCCAACCCTCTCGTGTATCTGGTATCTCATATTCTTCTATACCTCTATTTGGATTAGGTAATTTAATCATAACTTCACCCGCACCTTTTGTATCAAAACCAACTCCTACACCTAACATAGAGGCGTCCATTAAAAATGTAAATGGTTTTGAATAATCTTCTTTAAGTGTTTTAGTAGATACGAATGCACAATTATTTAATGCTGCATATAAATTCTTTTCTTCTGTTATAGCTGTTCCCATTGCCCAAAGACCACGACCAGGAGGTAAAAACTTCATATTGAACATTCGGTCATACATTTCTTGAGCTGACCGTTGAGCTTGCCAAGGATTCCAACCTAATTGATGAGAATCAATCCAATTTTTTTGCATTGAATATGTTCCTTCTATAACTCGTTGAATTGTCTCCCACCATCTCTCATTTTTTCCATTGTCTTTAATTCGAGAATAAGTTCTCATATAAACTAATTCACCTAAGCCATTAAAACCGAATGGTGGTTTTTTTCTTTTGTACTTATTTATAAATTTTTCTGATAACTGAAACTTTTCCATTTAATAACACTCCATTTTAGAATTACCTACCTTACAACAAACATAAATATAATATATATGCCGCATTTACTCAAATCCTTCAACTTTTTTTTCCATATCTTTATATTTGTTCGCTAATTCTTTTCTTAAAAACTCCTGACTATTATCCATCTTAGATTGTGCCTCTTTTCCAAACTGACTACTACCTTCAAATATCTTAACTTGACCAATATTTGTATTAATTGTAGCAGGATAAGTAATACCATCAATACCAAATCTATTTTTTATAATATGAAATCTACCAGTATTAGCTATTTTATCTTCTACTTTTCTACTCATACTCATAACAAAATCGGCAGTCATGATTTTACTATAATCTTCAGCTATTTTATCAGCTCCGATTACATCTTCTTCTAACGCTGAACGATTAGCTTGTGAAGCTGTCCATATCGGTATTTCTAACTCACCGGCTAATCCTCTTAAATCTTCATATGTATTACCTATAGCATGTCTCTTCTCTCTAAAGTTACCTGTTAATTTTAATATATCTGCATAATCTACTAATACTACATCCGGTTTTATCCCACTTAATTCTATTTGTCTTAAATGTGCCCCTAATGTCTGTACACTTGCTGATTTTGTTGGAAAATATTTTATTAATAGTTTACCTGGAAGTTTTTCTAACTTACTTTTTACATCTTCTTTATAATATTTTATATTTGCTGTAGTAACTCCACTAAAAATAGAATCATATCGTAAACCGACATAATTCTCATTCAACTCTAATGTATAATGAACTACAGTTTTACCATCTCTTAATGCTCCAGCTCCTATACATTGTAGTGTCCAAGATTTACCAATACCAGCTGGTGCCACTACAACACCTAATTCACCAACTCCCAAACCACCATCTATAATTTCATTTACTATATCCCACGGTGTTTTTACTGTTATTCTCGCTGATTGAGTAAGTCTATCTTCTAACGAAACTAAATAATCGTGACCTAAATCTCTTGTACTACCAGCTTTCATCGCTTCATCTATAATACTCTTTATACCATCATAATCTTTATTTTCTAACAACTCAACTGAATTTAATATGGCTCCTTTTAATGTTTGATTCTTACAAAAATCTAAAGTCTGTTCTTCAACAAATTCTAAATCAGTCGCTTCAATATTTTGCCAAACATCCCGTAATTTATCTACCACTCCAACTTTTAAAACATCATTATCTATCTCATCTAACTTATACTTCAAAACATCCAATGTAGGTTGTTTTTTATATTCATAAAAATAATCTCTTATTACTTTTACTAACCATTTATTAGAATCTGAGTCAAACATATCAGGTTCTAAAATATCATTAATAGTTTGTATAAATTTTACATCTCTTAACAAAGATGCGATAATCTTAGATTGAAATGATGTTCCAAATTGTGTTAGTGTTTCACTCATCTTACCACCATTTACTTACTTGTGTTCGTATATCATTTGACGGGTAGTTCAATTCACCCTCTTTCCTAAAAACTAAAATATACTCGTGTATTTTACTTGTATATCTATTTGCTGCTACTTTACCTATTTGCATACTAGCAAACGGACTTTTATTTTTCATCACAATTAAATCATGATACTTTAATCCAACATTTTTAAACATTTGAATTGAATCGGTATGAAATGAACGAAACTCTTTTCCATCTCTCCAATCAGCACATACCCAAACTAAAAATCCACCAGGTTTTAAAACCCTTTTAATGTTAACAGCACATAACTTTAACATTCCTAAAAATGTTTCATAATCATTTATATCTGATAATTGATTTTTAACAGATTCATATTTCTCTAATTGTTGATATGGTGGACAAGTCATAACTAAATCTGCAAAATCGTTTACAGTATGTTTCATTTCACAACCATTCTCTAAATAAATAGTAGCATCAATACTGAAACTGTCTAAATGTTTTTTAACTCGTTCAACAGTTTTTGGTGCTATATCATAACCATAATATTTTCTTCCAAGTTTAGATGTTACAAATGCCCTTGTCGCTCTACCAGCAAATGGATCTACTACAACACTATCTACTACTGACCAATAATGTATTAAGTCTTCAGTAAGACCTGCATGGAACTCACTAAAACCAAGGCCTGGGAGATATTCACTATCTTCACTTCGTCTTTTTTCTGATAAGCCATCGTTTAAATAAGCGTTTTTCCATTTAACTTTTGATTTTCTACTTGGCTCAATAACTGATAAGGGTAACCATCCAACTTGGTCTACTACTTTTTCATTATCTTTTAATGGTAATATTTTTTTATATTCTTTACCCATGAGTTTTCTCAGCACAATGATTTAACTGATTAAAGTTAGTAAGTAACCAACTATTAAGGTTTGGAAGTGCTGTATATAACTTATCTTCTAAAAAC